GGTTAACCGCGTCTAAGAAGTCTTGTCTTACTTTTTGGTCGTTTTGTTCAAACAATAATCTTACAGATACCGCTGAAATCAATTTACGAGCTTGAAGTAATAATCTTCTTACGTTTATTCTATCAAGTGCCGATTGAGCCACTTGTAGTGTTTTATTACCCCAAATTACCGTCCCAACATCAGAGAAAGTTGCAATTGGATTGATACGTCCTTGGTAAAGGGTGTCTCTATCTTCTTGAGTAAGTTTCTTTCTCGCTTTGATTGCGTTTACGATACCTCTTGTGTAACCTGCCGCCGCGAACCAAGGGAAAGCGATGTTGTCGGTTAACGCTAAGTTTCTAACAACTTCTGCCGTTGGTGGTAAGTAGATTTGTGTATTGTTAACACTATCTCTTGTTAATACCCAAGGGTAGTATGTTGCGGTATAGTTAGAGTCGACTCCTGTAGTTTCTAAGTTATTTATTGCCTCTTGAGGGTAAATTAAATCAGTTGCCAAGTTTACTGTTGGCATAAACAAATCAATATCCGGTGTTGTACAAACGTATAATGAGTCAGCTCTGTTAAATTCAATCATCTCAATCGCATCTTCAACTAAATCAGAATTATTAACATAATCAATACCCGGAGTAACAAATAAGTTAATATTCACCGCCTCAGGATTAGAGAATGTTTGTTGTCCTAATAAGTAAGCGTAATAATCGGTGTTTGCCCAATCAACATTATTTTTTCCAACAGTAATTTTCTTGAATGCTCCCCATCCTGTTGCCGTTGGATATTGTATACTTGTACAAGCCCCGTTTAAGTAACCTCTTCTACCTAATTTAAATGTGTCGGTATTTGTTCTAGATTCTCTATAGATATCCCAACCATCAAATCCTCCTTGAACTAATAATGAGAATTTACGTGAATAAATTCTGTAATAAGGACTAACTTCACTATCAGGGTCTGATGTAAATGGTGCGTCACCAACAAAGAATTCTGGGTTAGATGTTCCCGGATAAACAATTGATGATGCGTTAACATCCATATGGAATCCTCTTGTTTTATATGTCCAATCATTCCCTTCCACAGCTGTACATAAATCTAATGGTAATTGTTTACCTTTATATTGGAAGAAATCAGGGTCATATCCTGCACCATATCCTGTAGAAATACCTAAGTAAGTTCTACGAACATTATCGCCCGGACTTTGGATTGCCAAGTTAGAACCTGAACTTAATCCAAATGGTGGGTCAAATACAACCTCTCCAGGGTAATCATATTTAGTTTTATAAATTGGGAACGGTGGTCTAGAAGTTGCGTAATTTCTAAATCTAAATCCTTGGAAACCACAAGGTAACGCATCAATCGGTGCGTCCTCATTCATCTCAACCATAATGTATTTTGAGTTCAACGCGTATTCTCCATCGGCAGTACCAATTTTTTGTCCAACAAACGCATTATCCTGAGGATTCATCGAACAATTTGTGAATTTCTCAATAACAACAGGATTATTATCTGTGTCATAAAAATCTCTAACTAAAATATCAAAAGTTAAATTACCAAATGACATATTTGCTATTGAAATTTTAACCTCAGTGTTAGCGTCATCACCATCAGAAACTGTTGTGAATCTGAATAGATTGTATACTTTACTACCTCTTAATTCAGATACAACCCAAGGGGAAGACGGTGTTTGGTATTTTTCTAAATAAAACGCTATCGAAGACATATCGTTATTACTGTTATTAGCTCTTGGTAATCCAACTAAATTACAATTAATACCTCTAATATAACCTTTATTATAACCATAGTTTAATAATGTTTGAAATCTCTCTTCTACAAATAATGGAACCGTAGTTCTTGGTTTTGCAAAGTTTGAAGAACCAAATACTTTTGGTAAATATTTAGAATCTGACTCACTAAATGAGGTTTCAAAGAAAAATGTATTATTATCCTTATCAGTTATGTTTAAACCAAATTCAGAATAAGGATTTTTACCAATACTTGAGTATCCACCTGTACAATTCATTGTTACATCGGTCACATCATTTACTTGATAAGTTGGTCCATCACTACCCGCACCATAAGTCGCAATACCTCTTGAACGAAGTGTTGCAAGAATTAAATCGTCAAAGTCTGTATAAGATGTTCCTGTATAAACATAAACAGAACCTCTAACACTACCCGTATAACAAGTTTTAATTGAACCTGAAGTATAGTTTCCAGTATTACCTGATGTTAGTGGGTTACAAGGATTTTGTATTTCAACGGTTACGTTAAAAGATGTTCCTGTTGAACTACCATCGTTAGGTATTAAAAGATATGTAACAGCACCTGTTGAAAAATTAACAACCGATACATTACTAGTTTGTGCTGATAAATTTACCGTTACACCTGTACAACAAGCACTAAACGTTGGAACAATAGTTGATAAATTTGTTCCTGAAAAAGTCGCAAAAGGTAAAACAACACTAATTGTGCTGTTATTGTAATTAATACTTCCTGCAACACCAAGAACACTAAATGAATAGAAAGATGAACAATTTGATGATGTAGAACTTTGTCCAAGAGTATCGATTACCGTATAGTAAGAACTACCTGTATAACTACCATTATTATTATCAAATAATGCGTAATACCAAGGGTCATTCTCTGGAGCAGTATAATCAGCTAAATGTGAATCAACATTGTTTACGTCGAATACGTTTGTTACGTTTGTATAACCTATTGAAACTAAATTATCGTAATCATCACCTAATATTGTACCATAACAGTATAATGAGGTTGCTGAAGTTGATAAAGTTGTTGAGGAAACAATAACATTGAAAACTTGTTGTTGGAAATCTGAAATTATTGTTGACGATGTTCCGTTAAAATTTTCATAAGTTTCATTAAATTTATTTGTTATTATCGATTCATCACCTGTAAATGCACCAAAGACAACTGAACTTATATCATTATTACATCCGGTAAACGGTAATGTGAATGAATATTCCGTATATCCTGTACATATAGATTCACATGATGTAAAATCATATGTACTACCTGAACAGTCAAAATCAACTGTTGTTTTATCAACATTCGCTATCGTTCTAAAAGACCAAGATGGTCCCGCGTCATATCCTGACAATCCCAAAATTCTTGTAACAAACAATTGATTTGATTGTTGTAAATAAGATTTTGCGATATACGAAGCTTCATACTTCGGTATTTGTGTATTAATAAACTTTTCAGGGGATGTTCCTCCAAAAAAAGTTGAGAATTCATCGAAATTTCGTATAAAGATAGGTTCGAATGCTGGTCCTTTTTGTGTTTCACCAACAATACCTAATGTGGTTACCCCCACACTTTGTGCTACGAAACTTAAATCAACTTCGGAAGTATATACCCCGGGAGATACGAATACTTTGCTGTTTGTTGCCATTAGTTTGTTTTGTTTATAATTTTATTTATATATAAATATTAAAAAAAAATCAAAATACTTTACTTCGTAGCAACTATTTATATTTTAGGGAGATTATTTTCTACCTTTTTTCTACTTATGGATAAAGACATCAAAAAGATTAAAAATTTAAAGATATCGGTGGAGACACACGAGATTCTTAAAACTTACTGTGAAAAGAAAGGTATTAAAATGTATCGGTTCTTAGAAAGACTTATTATTGAAAAATGTAAACCGACTAAAGATATCTATGGGGAAGACTAAAGTATCTTATCAATAAATTGAATTGTTGATTCTAATGAGTCATCTTTCTTAACAATATTTAACCTTAATACGTCTCCGGAGTTAATTTGTATTAACTCTAAATCAGAACCATAGTAATCATCATTGATATACACATCAAATGATTCAACATTTATTGTTTCACCAATTTTAATATCAACAATGTAACTAAACAATTGTGTTAACGTATTATTACCAACAACAAACAACGCTTGACTACCAAGACCGGTTTCGTCATTTTGTTTCCGACCACGCTTAGTTGTTTTTTTTTCTATTTCAACAACTTGTAAAACTCTTGTTATTGCCGGGGAAACTTCAAACTCATCTTCATCAATTAAAAACCCTAACATTGTAAATTCATAACTTTGTATGTAGTATTTTCTTTTCTCAACATCAACAACAGATTCATCAGTAATCGCACCCATAACAATTGGAATGTAATGTCCTTTGATTACCGCATAGGCTTGTCTTGATGCAAATTTTTCTAAAATAACCTGATTAAGTTTATTTAACTCTCTCATTCTGTTACAAATAATTTTAACAGAATATGTTATATCAACCGGAACGGGTTGAGGTATTGTATAAACATCCATCCCATTTCTTTGTCCATCCCAAGTAGGTACTTGAGCGTAAAAATATTGTCTTCTATTTGGAATATTATACATAAGAGCCGGGTTAGTCCCAAATTTAACCTCCGGGATTCTAATTGTTGTAATAAAAGGAGGTTCCGTGTTTTTATCAATATTTTGGAAATTCCAAGTTTCAGTAAACTGAGCCCAATTTTGTGTGGTAACAATAATATCAACGGTTGGTATTGTTTTACCCTCAACCACCACTTTTAAATCATCTCTAACAAAATCTAAAAAACCTCTATCTAAATCGGCATGCAATAAAGATTTTGGAAGATAAGTTCCGTCTTTATTGATTTTATCCAAAAGTTCTTCTCTTCTTGGTAAAAGAGTTTTGGACTCCGTTAGTGGTATATTTTTCTTTATTTTACTTGGTAAACCCATTTTATTGTTTTGTTATAAATATTTTGTTTCTTGAATTTATCATTTCTACCTCACCGGCTCTATATATAGGTTCTTCGGTGTCTTTCATAACGTAAGAGTTGTATTTGTATGGGTTGTAAGTCACAATATTACTATTTGGTTCGGTTGGTAGGTTTTCACAAGGATATTTACAATAATCCATCAATGTTCCAATCACAAATGAATGAACATTCTTTCTTTTCTCTTTTATTACCTTTTCTCTTCCTCCCGGTCTAACTCTAAACTCAACATCACTTAGTTTGACGTAATCAGAATGATTAACAACTAAACCTTTATATATTATTGAAAAAGTGTGTTTATGTAGATTATAATAAATCATAACTTTTTTACCGATGTAATCCTTTTCTTCATCATTTGAAACATCTTCAAAGATTCTGTTTGCTTGTGATTCTGTTATTAATACTTTCATTATTAGTAATATGTTGTTACCGTCTTAACAGGTAAATTAAAATTATCTTGGAACCATTTTTTCATTGGTCCCTTCCAATGGTTACCAAACATAGAATCTAAATGTTCGGAATATTCACCTGTTACATCTAATGTTGGTGCATCATCTTTAAATGGTTTAGCTGATGGTTCGTCACTATAATATTCTACTTCTAAATAATAAAAAATAACATCACTATCTTCTTCACCTTCCCAATCTCCATTATAGAAAATTAATAAGTTTTCATTTTCATTATAATCAACTAAATCACCATCCTCACCGTCATCCATACCATAAGTCCAATGAATATCGTCTTTATTAAAATCTCCTTCGATATATGAATATATTGAATCAAATAATTTATTTTCTGTTATTAATACTTTCATTATAACCCTCTAAATTCGTTATTTGTAACCGGTGACGCCATAATTGTTCTATAGAATGGTTTGTATCCACCCAAAGTATGTTTGTTGTCAGAAGTAACCCTTCCATCATTATTAACCGTGTAATATCTTACTTTGTCTTCTGTTTCGTAGTATCCGATATAATCACCATAACTAATCTCCACCTCTAACTCATCCAAATCTCTTTGATAAACAGATACTTTCATATTACCCGGCTCCATTTGGTCAATTTTAGAATTACCTAAATATTTGTTCTCAGGGGCCATAATTTGAACATATCCTTTGAACTCCACCGGTGGTAAAAATTTGATACCGTCAGATACCGTCTCACCATAAACATCGTCCGTTTTGGTCTTATATCTATCAACACGATATAGAACTAATGTAAAGTTCATATCCCCGTGTAACCATTCGGTCCCAAAGTCTTGTTCTAACTTGAAATCCTCCGCTCCAAAGAACTTACCTATCCTTGTAATTGGTACTTTATTATCCATATTGTTTTTATCTATTATAAAAATTTTCGTTTCTTGTTCCGGATTGGTTGATATACACTTTTAATCCAAAATAATCTTTTAAATCTTTTGTTATATGATGATTCCATTCGTCTCTGTAACGAACAGGAATTAAATTTTTGTCGTTAGCTTTCAAATATTTACTATCATCAGGAACAACATAAGTTATTTTCATATAATATTCGCTCTCATCTCCTACGGGAGTTATTTCAAACGCAATCTTTGAGACCCCTTCAGGTTTTGATATATTTAGATATCGTCTAATTAACTTTGTATCCCGGTCAAGATTTATTGGTTTGTTGTTCATATTGATAAATATTATAAAATGTGTTATATTTCTACTAAAAGATTAAATTTGGAAAACAATACATCTGAAAATTCTAATTTAACAATAGAACAACGAGCGATATCTATCCTTGAAACTTATCAGGGGGCAAATAACTATATCCTAAAATTAAAATTCCAAAAGGAAACTAACAAAAGATTCTTCCCGACTCGGGCACAATCTGACTACATAATAAATTTTAATGAAGTAACACCAAAGGTAGCCAAAAGATGGGTTGATTTAGACCCCTACTTTGCCAAAAAAATTGCTGATGAAAAATTATTACTTAAAATCCCCGAACAGGTATGGGTGGAAAAGCTATTAGTTGAGAAAGAAAAATCCTACCACGTTTGGGGAAAAGTTTTAGAATCTGAAACAATCCACGATTTTTGGTTACCTAAAGGTGCTTTGATTAAAACACACACAATTAAGAATATTGTGGTAGATTATTCAAAATACTCTAATCGTCCACCATTAGAACATCAAAAAGAAGCTATCGAAAAACTTGCCGGTTCTAAAAGGTTTATTCTTGCCGATGATATGGGATTAGGTAAAACCACCGCAACCATTATCGCCGCTTTAGAGACGGGTGCAAAGAAAATATTAATTGTTTGTCCGGCATCTCTTAAAATTAACTGGCAAAGAGAAATTGAGAACTATACCGATAGAAGTGTTTATATCTCTGAAGGTAAGAATTTTTCAATAGAACACGATTTTGTTATTGTAAATTACGATATTCTTAAAAACTTCTACGATTTGAAAGGTAAATCAGAATCTTTAATAACACAAGGAAATTTTGATTTAATTATTTTGGATGAGGCTCATTATGTGAGTAATGGACAAGCCGCAAGAACCAAACTTGTTAATAGTTTTTCTAAAAGTTGTGAAAGAGTGTGGTTATTAACCGGGACACCGATGACTAACCGTCCAATGAATTATTTTAACTTATTGGCTCTTATTGAGAGTCCGGTGGCTCAGAATTGGATGGCTTACGCCATTAGATACTGTCAAGGTTATCAATTCACAGCTGGAACTCGTAAAATATGGAACGTAACCGGAGCGTCAAACTTGGAAGAATTAAGAGATAGAACATCAAGGCAAGTTTTACGTAGATTAAAGACAGAGGTATTAGATTTACCTGAGAAAATTATTACACCGGTTTATCTGAGATTAAAGTCAAAACTTTATGAAGGATTGATGGGGGAATACTATGATTGGTATAATAAGAACCCCGATGAGTCAACATCTTTAACAGTTCAATTCAGTAAATTAATGAAGGTTCGTCAGGTGATTGCCGAAGAAAAAATCAAAGACACCATAGAATTAGCTGAAAATATTTTGGAACAAGACAAAAAAGTTATTATCTTTACCAACTTTA